AAGGGTCCGCTGCCGCTAAAAGGCGAAAATCGTACTGCGCAAGAAGTGCAGGACAAATGAAAAAATTTCCTAAAGCTGCGGCCAATCCAAATTCGAGACTTCGACAGGCACGTAGACGATGGAAATGCTAGATAGATTCTTATATAATTTTTTTGCAAAACTTGATGATGCTATTGCATTTGTTGAAACCTATGTTATTAAAATGACTGAATGGTGTTGGAAATCAAGAGTAAAACTTTTACATAAAAGAAGGAAGAAAAAATGAGAACAGCAATATTAGATGCGCTAGAAGCTAGATACGAAGCTCAAATTTTAGAAGCAGATGCTACACTTAAAATTTATTTAGAAAATTCTGTAGGTATTGGAGAACATCCACAACATATAGATGAAATAGATAAACTAATGGAAAAAATTGCAGCAGCAGAAGAAAAAATAAAAGTGTTGCAACAATTTAAATTGTAAGGAGAGAAGATGGACGATTTAATAATAATAGATAAATTAAAAAAAAGAATAAATGCAACTTTGCAACAGATTGGTGACAATATGATCACAGGTGGGGTTGACAGTATGGAAAAATACAAGTATTTACTAGGACAGGCACAAGCTTATCAAATAGTAATACAGGAAATCTCTAACCTGCTAGAACCAAAGGAGCAAAAAGATGAACAAGGAAACGTTATCAACATCGGAAAAGGAAGTACCAAAAATTAAACTTGGTCTTCAAGACAAATATGAAGAAGAAAAAAAAGAAGAGTCTCACGCAAAAAGATTAGACGAAAACAATATTAAAGACGTAGAAGATCAGTTACCAGAACCAGCTGGGTACAGAATTTTAGTTTTACCTTTTACACCAAAAGAAAAAACTAAAGGTGGAATTTTATTCTCTCAAGAACAATTAGATAAAGCTAGAATTGCAACTACTTGTGGTTATGTTTTAAAAATGGGAGATCTTGCATACGCGGATAAAGATAAATT